TAAGAAGGTTAACCGATCTCTTATGCAAATCGGGCAACATACAATCATAATCTTCGCGCTCTGGATCTTGAATCTTTTGCACAGTGGCATGAGCAATTAATACAATAATCATCTTCTTAGTTTTATTAATTACAGCCAGACGATCAATGATTTCACCCCAGAGGGCTTCGGCTGCAACGTACCCTTTAGCAAATCCAATTTGAGCAATGTCATTTACTTTATGTTGAGCGCATACATGTCTGAAAATTAAACGCTCAAGCCAATCTAAGCTGTCAATTACTAAAGTTTTATATCCTGTGGTTTTCTCAGCAGAATCTAGTGCCTGATGAAATTCATCTAAGCTATTTACTAGAGGAAATGTATCAACATCTAACCCCTCTAATCCCGATTCCGTTTGTATAAATAACGGATTTGGGCAACCCGCTGCAAATGTGCTTTTCCCCAATTTGTGGCTCCCAAACAAGAGCAACACTGGCGGTCTACTTATTCCACTTCTAACTATTTTCATTGTCATATTGTTTTCCTTTATTTAACTTACTCACCAAATTCTAAGAGGCTTGAACAAAACATCCTCAATAGGCCAACCGGCCTTTAATCTATAATTAATAGTTGCTGCCCCTATTTTAAGTTTTAATGCCCAATCTGCTAATATTAACCGTTCGCCCTTATACTCAATCCAAATATTATGAGTCCTATTTCTTGATTGTTCTTTTGTTGTTGCCCAGCGACAATTTTGAGGAGTGTAGTTGCTATTATTATTAATTCTATCTATTGAATGATTTAAAGAAGGTCTTTCGCCCATATCTTTTAAAAAGTTTTCGAACTTATTCCATCTTTTGCAGATTTTAATTCCAACCGCACCATATTTAGAATAAGCAGTGTCAGATGGTATTTCACAGCGCTTTTTCATAGAGCGCCAAACTTTATAAGTGCTGCCTAATTTCTTACCAATACTATGACCATGTGTAGTAAATAATTTTTTCGCTGCGCTTATTCTACGGCATCCACACGATTTAGTATGGCCATCTTTTACATGACCTAAGAAAGATTCAAACTTATTCCCACACTCGCAAATACAATTAGCATATTTAACATTTTTACCATGTCTTACTTTAATAAAAATGCTTTCTATTGTGATTGAATTTATTTTCATCTTTAATCTTTTCCCTATCGACAAATCGAATTTACTAAGATAGATTCATTCTGTCAACATATTTATAATATTTTTTTTATGACAAAACCAACAAGCATTAAGTCGATTCAGGACCTCTTTGATTTAGCAGGGAACGCCCAAAGGGTTGCTTCTGATCTAAATATTCATCAATACACAGTGGAGCGCTGGAGAATCGCGGGGGTGCCTAACAAGTACCACGAGCGACTAGCCGAGCTATATGGTGCTACTCCTATTGAACTTTATAAACTTTCTCAAAAGATTCGTAGCTATAGAAAGGCGGCCTAGTATGTGGGTAGTCTTTCAAAACAACTTAATAGATTTATCTAAATATTACCGCATCTATATAGATGGTTATTTTCTAAAGTTTTCTGGCTTAGATAAATCACACGACATTATCTTCCAATATGAAGATGGTCAATTTATTCAACAAGCATTGTTTTATTTAAAGGATCTGATTGGTAAAGAGAATGATATTATAAACATCAATTTTTCTAATCAATCTAAAAATGAGCAATGCTGAAAAAATCGCCATTGCATTTGGCAAAGCTCATAAATCAACTAAGGGCTGGCAATGTCTTTGCCCATGCCATGACGACAACACGCCCTCGCTTGGCATTGTCGATAAAGAAGATGGGTCTGTAGTTTTTAACTGCCTTGCAAACTGCAACTGGCAAGACATTCAAAGAGTAGCAGAAGATAGAGGTTTAATTCATAAGTTTGAGCCCAGAGATATGCAGAATGCAAATTCAAACAACACAAATCAAAAAACTATCATTTACCCATATAGAGATGAAAATGACGTAGAGCGATTTCAAAAAATACGCAGACTTCCTAAAAGTTTTAGCATTAATAGAATAGAGAATAATCAAATTATTAGCGGATTAAACGGTCAAAAAGTTCCACTTTATAACCTATCTTCAGTAATTAAATCAGACACAGTTTATATAACTGAAGGGGAAAAGGATGCTGACAATTTAATATCACATGGCCTTTGCGCAACTACGAACATAGCAGGCGGCGCTCATTGGGATGAGTCTTTTACTGATGTCTTAAGAAATAAGACGATAATAATTTGCCAAGACAATGACGACACAGGGAGAAAGAGAACTGAGAAAATTAAATTACACCTTTTAGGAAAAGTAAAAGAGATATTTCTTTTTGCGCCAAAAGATATGCCCGATAAAGCAGACGTAACAGACTGGCTTAATTTAGGCGGAGATGCATCTGAAATTATTTTTTATAGCACATCAATCTACAAGGCCCCCGAAAAATTACAGGCATTAAGGGTAAGTAATTGGCTTGAATCGCCAACAACAGAGGCTATCCCAATCCTACCAGGAGTTTTTGATATAGGAGATAAAGTTGTAATCATTGGACAATCAAAAACTAGGAAATCTTTTTTTGCACAACAATTGGCCTTTTGCGTTGCGGGGAATAGGCGGTTCTTGGAGTTTGATACAATTCCAAAAAAAGTTCTTTTAATACAATTTGAAATTAGAAAAGAGCGCTATCATTTAAGGTGTAAGCGCATGGCAACGGGAATGGAGATAGGCTCAAACGAACTTGATGACTTAATGATTTTGAATGCCAGGGGCTTCGGCATTGTCACTGAAGATTTAAAAACTTTAATGAAGGAGCAAGTAGAGACTCACAAACCAGAGGTTGTTATAATTGATCCGCTTTATAAGTTAATAGATGGGGATGAATCTAAGTCAGAAGAGATTAAGCCAATATTAAGATTCTTCGATAAGTTAGCTGAAGATTCAAAAGCTGCAATAGTTTACATACACCATGATAAGAAGGGTCATGCAGGAGATCAACAGACCGTAGATAGAGGAGCTGGTTCTGGTGTGCTAGCTCGTGATTTTGATGCCGCTATCTACCTAACTCCCCATAAAGATAAAGAAGACCATTTAGTGGTTGAGTTTATTACTAGAAACTACGCTACTAAAAAGCCATTTACGGCTGAATGGAGAGAAAATCACTTCATTTGGTCACCAATCCCCCCAGAAAAGCAAACAGCTAGATCGGCTCAAAATAAACAAACGCCAGTTGAATCCCTTGCTGATAAGGCTAAAGATTTCATTAGGAAAGAAATGATTTCAGGGGAAACTAAGATCCCCGTGGCATTATTTAGAGAAAAGCTGGGGAATATAGGAGTACCCGAAAAGCGGCGTACGGTGGTAATCCAAGAGCTGGTTAAAGAGGGGGTAATAGCGGAAGAGAACCTTAAACCAAAAGAAGGCAGGACGGCTAAGTTTATCGTTTTTCTTACTTTCCCTGAGAACCCAGCCGAAAGTTCTGAAAGTTCTGAAAGCTCTGAAGGTGAATTTAAAGATAACTTATTGCAGTACGAAGATGAACTGTTTTAAGCTCAAATCAAATATAATGAACTTTCGGAACTTTCAGAAATATACCTTCCAAAAGCTTCCAAAAGTTCCAAAAGTTCAAAAGACCGAACTTTCAGCTTTCGGCGCGCTCCTATAAGGAGCGCCGTCCGAAAGTAGAATTACGGTCGGTTGCGGATTAACAGGATTTAGTAATGCCAAGGATAGGATTAAGATATGGGGCGCGACAAAATCTCAGATACATAGAAGTTCTATGGTGCAAAACGCCGGTATATATTCAGGGACTAAGCCAAGCGCAAACCAAATCTGAACTCGGCTTCCAAATTTACACTAACGAATATCTAGAAAAGAAAGGAATTGCAGATTGCTGGTACCACCCTGCCGGAGAAAATCGCGGTAGCGGCATATATGGGCTAAGGGCTGGCTTATTTGCTAAGAGGTCGGGCCAACGTAGGGGGTTACCTGATTGGCTCAATTTTGGGCCTTCTTGCCTCTCTAATCATGGTATTGCAATTGAGCTTAAGATGCCAAAAGGAGCGCTAAGTGATGATCAGCGTCGCTGGTTGGCTTACTTTAAATCTATTGGGTGGTATGTTGAGGTGGTTAGAGAGTTCGAGCGCTTCAAGGAAATCGTAGAATCAGGCTAGCCAAATGCTTTATAATGGGGTATGGCTAAATTAGTGTAATTAAACACTTATCTCGATGCACGATGGCCAAGTTTCAACCAGGCAACATTGCAAACCCTACAGGCTCAGACGGCGGTAAAAAACGATTAAACAAACAGCTTGCTGATTTGCTAATCCATAACGTACCTAAAGCCGTAAAACTAGTTGAAAAGAATTTAAACTCAGATCAATTTGAAGAGCATAGATGGGCTGCTGACACAATTTTTAATCGTGTTTATGGTAAAGCTCCAGAGTCAATTGAATTAACAGGTCCAGACGGAAGCCAACTTGCAATCATGCTCGAACGCGCACTAAGCCCTGAGGAGTTTGCTGCTAAGTTCGCTCCAAAATCAGATGAGTAGTCAAAATATAATCTGGCAACCTCAGCCATCCTTTAAAGACGGCGTAATTCGCCCTGACATTCCAAGCCCTCAAGAGATTTTAATCAAATGTCCGTATCGTTTAATCGGATTCGGAGGCGCTAGAGGTGGAGGTAAGACTGATGGAGTGCTCGGAAAATATGGCTTAAAACAACAGCGCTACGGCAAAGCTTTCAATGGAATATTTTTTAGGCGTGAGCTAACGGGAGCTGATGATTTAATTGACCGCGCTCGTGACCTATATGAACCAATGGGCGCAAGTTACAACAAAGTTGAGCGTCAATTTATTTTTCGTGGTGGTGGTCGGTTAAGATTTAGACCACTGATGGATGACTCAGATGCTGCTAAATTACAGGGGCAAAATTTAACCGACTGCGCTGTAGAAGAAGCTGGTAACTATCCAGACCCAGCTCCAATATGGAAATTATTCGGGGCTCTGCGTTCAACTTCAGGTGTACCAACACAGCTTATACTTACTTTTAACCCTGGAGGCCCAGGTCATTACTGGCTGCGCGAGCTATTTGTAAAGCCTGCACCGCTAGGAATGCGAACGCTCTATAAAACATTACCAAGCGGCAATAAAATCCCATATATTTACATACCGAGTAAGATTAAAGACAACCCAATTTTGCTAGCTAAGGATCCAAACTACATTGACGCGCTTCACATGGTCGGTTCTCCTGAATTAGTTAGAGCATGCCTTGAAGGTGATTTTGAGATTCACGAGGGCAGCTTCTTTCCTGAGTTTGGACAGAGGCATTTACTAGAACCGTTTCCTATCCCTAAGCACTGGCATAAGCTATGTGGTTTTGACTGGGGGCACAATTCTCCGTTCTGCGCTGTTTGGGGTGCGATTAGTAGCGGTCGAGATGACCAGGGAAGCGAAGTTCCAATACCAAAAGGCGCAATCGTAATTTACAGAGAATACACAGGCAAGGGGATTAAAAACGTAGAGATTGCGCACACCATTGCAAAACTATCCGCAGGAGAAGAATGCAGGATGGTTGCTGATACTCAGATATTTAATGACATGGGCAATGTTAGTATTGCTCAAGAGTTCAGCAATGTTTTTAACGAGTACAAAGACCAGCAGCATTTTACCCCAGCCGACAAGAACAGGCTTGCTGGCTGGTCACAGTTTAGACGCAGACTCGGCAAGCAAGGGACAACCCCTATGCTTTACGTCTTTACAAATTGCCGTTATTTACTAGATACTATACCTGCGGCTGGGATTAACCTTAAACACCCTGAAGAAATGGACCCGATGTGCAACGATCACGGATTAGATGCTTGTCGTTATATGCTCATGGAGGCGTTGTTAGACTCTCAATACAATCCACCTAAGAAGCCAACAGTACAGCGCGGAGTTGTTAGAGTTGCGGAATTTATTTCAGAGCATAAGAGAATGCAAAACCAAACTACAATCTAATGGCACAGAAAAAGAAAACCAAAGAACCAACTAAATCCAGCAAGTATGATTCTGCTTACTGGGGCCAAGAGATTCAGAATTCTATTAAGAGACATGAGAAGCATTTTTACAGGGAAGCTGAGCAATCAATCAAAGTTTACAACACAAGAGACACATTCGAAGGCTTAGCAAGGCGCGTTAATATCTGGAAGTATATCGTAAACACATTACTCCCTGCTTACTACAGCTCAACCCCAAGGGCTGAAGTTAATTTACGCAAATACGCAGGAAGCGAAAACCTAGACCTAGCCGCAGTCTTACTCGAACGCAACACTCAGTACTGCATGGACTTAGATTTTAATTTTGATTTTGTTGGTTACTCGGCAGCGCTATCAGTTTTACTCACTGGTCGCTCAGTTCTCTGGGCTGAATACGACTGCACATTTGGGGAGCCAAAGGATGTGCCACTAACAGCAGGCAAGGGTGGTTTATATTTACCAGACGGGAAACTATATGAAGGCGATCCGAAGGAGGTTGAAACTAATGGCAAGAATTTTAGTTATAAACTTGATACGATTGAGTCTGAGAAAGCGGTCTTAAAGTTTGTAGCTTATAATAATTATTTAAACTCTGATGCTCAGAACGAAAACGAAGTTGAGTGGAGGGCTAAGCGTGGGTATTTGACGAGAGAAGAAGCGGAAGATTTGTTTGGTAAAGAGACAGCAAACAAATTGAAGTACGATGCATACCCAAGTTTTCAGCAAGACAGCAAACCTAACGACCAAGACAGAAACCCTCAGAATGGGAAAGCTGATATCTGGGAAGTGTGGGACGAAGAGAACGGCAAGCAAATCTTTATTCAATCACGCGGCAAATCTTCGGTAGTAGAATCTGGGCCTGTGCCAATTAAGTACCCAGGTTTTTATCCTTGTTCTGTGCTAGCTCAATGCGTAGATCCTGAGTCAACTATTCCGGTCTCAGATTTTGCTAGTTCGAAAGATCAGATTTTAGAGGTTGAGAGATTGGCAGAGCGTAAGCATGGTTTGATTCAAGCAATTCGAGCAAACGGAATTTACAACCCAACATTAGGGGATGTAATGCAAGATATGTTTAAGGGTGATTTACAGATGCGCCCTGTTAAACAGTGGGAAAGGACAAGAGCCGCAGGAGGGTTAAGCGGTGGTACTGAATACTTAAATGTTGAGCCTTATGTCAACGCATTGCAGGTCATTAGCGAACAGCTCGAAGCAGCTAAACAATCGCTGTTTCAAACTTTAAAAATCTCTGACTTAATGCAGGGGATTAGCAACCCAACTAAGACAGCAACGGCTAACAGATTTGAGAACGCATGGTCATCAATGGGCCTGATAGTCAAGCAGAACCAATTTACAAATCATGTTGGAGAAGGGATTGAAAAGCTGGGCACTGTGATTGC